TTAATTTACCCTTATTTATACCTTTTTTAATAATGTATCTTTGTGTACCATTGGCACCAATATTTACTTCTTTTTTAAGGTTTTTAAATAATTCTTTTTCTTTTGAATTTCTTTTAGCAACATTACTATACTGAATTAATGTTTTAGTATCTCTCATAATTGCCTTTCAAGTGGGCAGCTTACACCGCCCTACTATTATTCAGATTTTTTAGCTAAGCTTTTTAATTTATTAAAGCCAGCTTCTAATTTTAAATCTTTTTGTGTATTACTATTCTTCATCATATTTAACGAAGGAAATAATTCATTTACCCTTAGCGGTTTAGTACCTTGGTATGTTGTTTGAGCTAATATAGCAGTCCTATGATCTTCTCGCCAACCATAAGGTCTTTCATTAAAATATTTTATCCAACCCATATATTCTTTGCTGGACATATTATATATAGTATCTAATGTAACACCTAATTGATGAGCTATTTCATATTCTGCTAGCTCTTCTTCCCCAATTCACCACCTTTGTCATCTTTAGCAGCCAATCCATTATATTCAAGAATATCTTGAGATAATTGACTTAATGCTTTAATAGGAAAGTTTTCAAATTCAGATTCTTTCATATCTTCTGCACCAACAACAGTTTGTTTAAATATAGCACTTAAAGTTTTTAAACCACCAACATCATCAACTTTATTATCATCTAATGATTTTTGTAAATCTTTTATGCCTTTAACTGTCAGCTGTTTGATTTCCACTTCCTGATCCAGAAATGGTATTTTCTTCGTTATTTGTATTATCTTTATGTGTTTCATTCTTTATTTCCTCTAAAGGTTTTTGATATAAATGTTTATTATTCGATTCAAAGTCTTCCATCATTTTTCTAATTTTATGTAAAACGTCTAATGTTTCAAAGACTTGTTGTTTATCCTCTACATCTTTTAATCTGTCATAAGTTTTTCTTATGGATGTATCTACAGATTTTTTTATATGCAAAGATGTTATTCTTAATACATAATATTTATTAAATGGTTTATCCATGATTTTTATCCTATACAATTTAGTTAAGCTGGGCAATTAAGCCCAGCCTAAAAATTTTATTATGCGTCAGCAAATGGACCAGTATAGTCAGTTGAAGTACTTAAAGTCAAAGTTGCCTGATTTGAATCAGTCAAATTTGGAGATACTTCAAAAGAAGCTACTTGCCCTTTTACGTAAAATGCAGCATTATCACCAGTAGATGCGTTTTTAACATCTAGTTGAAATACATATGTGTTCCCGTCTTGAACTAAACCTTGAATAGTATCATGCACAGATGGTACATAATTCAAAGTAAATTCCAATGTTGGAGCATCAGATTGTCCTTGGATCTGTGAACTTACAGATTGTCCATAATTTGGTACGTTAACAATGTTAGCGGGTTTACCAAATGAAGGAAATTCTCTGATGTTAGTAACTTCAGTTGCACCATCAAAATCACCACCAGCACCTATGAAGGTTTGGTGTTCAGAATCTGAAGTTGGTAATGTGTAGCTACTATCAGCTTTGTATTTTAGTTTAGTGAAAATACCAGCACCTATATTTGAAATTAGAGCCATTTTTTGTTATTCCTTTATATTATTTTTGGTTAAATTGATCTGAAATTGACCGTATAATTCACGTTAAATAAACCTGAATCTTTAGTGTCAATTCCAATGTTTGTTATAAAGCTATTAGTTGTTTGTAGATATCCAGAGATTACTTCTTGATCTAATAATGTTTTTAACATATCAGCAATTTCATATGCACGTTTCATACCTGCTCCGGCTGGAACAAATATTTGACATACAATTTGACCATTTGCTATTACATCTTTATAAGCTAATTCTGAAGAAAATGGTAATACAGAAACCCGTACCCATTCATCAGAATCTATTTCCCCTTGATAATTCGCAGGAAAAGCTTTTACATTATTTGATGTCCAAGCGCTAGAAGCGAATAAACCTTCAACAGCTGTTAATAATTGTGATATTGTAGCCATTATGATTCCCTTCCAACAATTAAATTGATAACATAATTATTATCTTCAAAACTATTTATTTTCCAAGTTTTACCTCTAAGCACAACACTGTCGTAATTATCAATAATCTTAGAATCTAAATTAGCTGAATCAATCATTATTTTGCATTCTAACCTAGGTTTATCATCATTAGTTCTATATTGACTTTCAATTACAGCTTTCACAGTAATAGATGTATCAGTTGAACCAACAACAGATTGTGTAGTAAAGTTATAAGAAGTTACATTTTTATTTGTAAAAACTATATCTTCAGCTATATCACCTATTGTATCAAATGCCATTTTTACATTATCTTGGATTAGTTTATGGTAACCCATTAGGCACCTCCACTAACTTTAACTCCCCTATTTGAACTCATACTAGCTGGATCTTCATATTTAGCAATTAATTTTTGGATTGAATCAGGTAATTGTTTAAAATTACTTAATCCAGATCCTAAATCAAAAGTTAAAGAAATAGAACCAACAGATAAATCTTTCAATCTAGGTGAACCAGATGATTGATCTTCTATTGTGCTCATATTTTTGATCAAGTGTAAAGCAAGTTCATAGGTCGCTTTTTTGATATCTTCAGGAATAGTTCCCATAAACTCAGTTGTATCATCTCTATCATCTTCTAAAGTTTCATACCCACCAGATTTATTATTCCAGTAAGTAATATCTCTAGGCCATGATAAAGGATATGAGGCAGTTGGCAATGCTTCACCACCCCAATCCAAGTCATCGAGAATTCCTGTGGCTGTTACTAAAGCTCGTTCAACCGTTTCATCTGTAGCACTATCCCATGCAGATTGGTTAAGTCTATCATAGAAATAACTTTCTGCTTCTGTTATAGTAACAAATGAATTGATTCCTTTTTGTAAAGCCATTATTTTTCTCCGTATCTAATAGTTATAATATTAACCGTGATAAATTGGGAATAAACCAATTTGGTTAACGTTTGTAGCATGTACTGTCCAGTTTGTACCTAGAGAAAGATCAGCATTTGCAGGATATGCAGTTGCACTTCCAGCCCATGATAAACCTTTAGGGTGCATTATATTACCCCATCTAGATAAAACAGTAACAAGACCGCCACCATTACCAGCTAGTTCGTCTCTTTCAATCGCAGTTGGATTTGTTTGTGCAATATCACTGTAATGTACAGCTCCGGCTTTACACATGTAAGAAACTTTTAAACCTGCAGGCATGTTTGCAGTTAATGATTGGTTGTTAATAATAAGTCTAATTTTTCCACCAAGAATAGTAGAGAAATTGAAATTACCGTCTACAACTGGAGCAACATCAAGAACATTTTCTTTTCTCATAACGTTGTAAGTTGCAGTGTCTACTACTAAGTAATAGAAAGGCTCTTCAAATTCACCTTTAACTTCTGTGATAGCATCTAATAGAGTATCAAAGAAAGTGCTTCTTGATTGGCTAGCACCAGTAGAATTAGTAAATAACGGATTTGGGTTATCACTAGCATCTGAACCAGTGTAAAAACCAAAAGTACCAACTTTTGCAGCAGCATCAGAAGTACCAATTGTAGTTGAGCCCCAAATTTTGTCAGCAACACCATTTAGGATAGATCTTAATTGTAGATCTTCTCTTCTTGCTCTAACTGAAGCAAATTGAGAACCTAAGTATGATAAACCGTCAACTTTTGAAACTAATTTTTGAATTGACATTTCTTGTGCAGCAATATGATCAATATTTTTGATATATACCGCTGATTTGTTTGATACTGACATTTCATTAATATCTTTATCAGAAGCAGTTTCATTTTGCTTATGAAAAGTTGATGGGTCAGAAAAATCTAACCATCTTAATGTACCAGTGTAATTTTCTCCTGAATCGTTAATTCTAGCGTCAGAACCAACTAATGCAGTAGATGTTAATAACGCAGCATCTGCTCTTCCTGCTTGTTCGTAAGCAGAAATCGCTCTAGCAATGTTATTAAAGTTTGAACTTATTACAGCCATTTTTGTTTTCCTTTTATTATTTAATGCACATATGTGCGGTTATTATTATAAAAGATAGTCTATTCAGACCATTCTCCGTCAACCTTTACTTGCCCTTTTGCAATAGCATTAAGCATTTCATCAGTTGACATATCTTTTATAGATCCGACAGGATTGGTTCCTGTACTTGGCTTAGCTGGAGATATTCCAGAGCCCATATTAGCTTTAACAGAAAATAAAAATGCATTATTATCATCTTTAGCATAATTTGACACAGTCTCAGTTATACTAGAACCTGTTTCATGCACCCAATTTCCTGTAGCGTCTTTCTTTAAACTCTTTACAATATCTGAATAGGCCATTTCAGCGGCTTTTTCAGATTTAAAGTTTAAAGCATTAAGCTGAGTACGCACGGCATTATCTCTGCTCAATTCTGTGTTCTTTTGTTCATATTGTTCAAGTCTTTTATTAACTTCATTTAGTTTCATTTGCATAGCTTCAGAATGCTTACCTTGTTGTTCAAGGCTTTGAATTTCAGTTTGTCTTTTCTCTTCTTTAATTTTATTTACTTCAGACAAAGCTTCATCTCTTTGCTTATATGCATTATCTAAATTTACTTTAATATTAGATATAGCTTTAGAAACTTCTTCATCAACCAATTGTTTTATATCCGGTTGTTTAGTTTCTTCAGTTTTATTTTCTTCAACTTGTGTATTTTCAATGTTTTCTGACATTATTTTTCCTTTGGACACGGCCTTAGTTATATTTTAATTTAAAACAAAAGATTAATTTGATAATT